GGAATCCAGCGACGACCTACGCAGCGGGTGCGTATGTGTCTTACAACAGTGTCTTTGATGGAACGCTGTTCTACGCCCAGTCTATTGCGAGTGGAAACTTGGGACATAACCCCGATCCATCAGTGGATCCGAACTGGGCAACATACTGGGTTCAACTCGGCACGAGCCAACCATTTTCTACTGGTGCCGTGACGCTGACCGCCCTTCCTCCTACCCGATATGTGATCTACTCTCCCCAAGACAAGAATCCTATCACTTCACCTCTTCCTAACTCTATGGCGAACGATAAGTTCAAGGGAGCGTATGCTGCTGGAACGACCTACACGGTAGGTCAGATCGTGTCTTCTACGGCACTGAATACAACCGTAAGCCAGAACACTTATGATGGTCCGTTCTACGAAGCCCTCCAGACCACGACGGGCAATTCGCCTACTGCTCAATTCTCAACTTTCTGGCGACTCATTGGAGACCAGAAAGGTCGCCCACAAGATCTTGCGACGGGATACTACTTCGTTTATACTTACCAGCGATGGATGAACCTCGTAAATCTCACGATCTTCAACCCCAATGATCTCACATTGAATCCATCTTCTTCACCTCGTCTCTCTCCAACTTGTGCGATCGCCGACACCTTCTACGCCTTCTACGATGCGTGGATTCAGAATGGCACACTGGGAGCGTTTCCTTATGCTACTCTTGCTGATTTCTTGAATGCGACTGCCCAGCCTCCGCAGATGTCGTATGACGGTCCGTCCCAGCGTTTCACGATTGACTTTGATAGCAACGGATATGGAAGCCGTCTCCTTTCTTTCACACCAGCAACAACACAAGGTGGTCTCTTAACACCTCCGCAGTTCAAACTCTTTATGAACACGAACTTGTATAACCTCTTCGCCAACTTNNNCTTCCTCTACTGGAACACTAATTCACCCGTAATTGGTCCGTATGCGGGTATTCCAGCACCGAAAGGGTATGTGTATGAGATCCTTGTGCCGAACAAGTATTACACGGATGTCGCAGACTACCGCCTCTCACCTTACGGCGGAACGCCTCCTCTCGGCTTCGTGCCTTCTGGAAGTGGAAACCCCGCCGTCAATCCTCTGTCCGTCCTCAATGAGCAGAGGGTGTATTGGACGATCACACAAGAAACACCTTCTACGGATACTCTGTGGTCTCCCATCTCCTCCATCGTGTTCTCCTCTGCCCTAATGCCCGTGAATCCCGAAGAGAACTCCGCACCCGTCATCATCGGTCAAGGCAATGTAGGAAACTCACAAGCCACCGCAAAGGCAGCCTTTACCCGAGTCATCACGGATCTCGCTCTGCCGATGGACAAGGGTGCTGCTTCTTGGAAGTCTTTCATCTACTATGTGCCCTCTGCCCAGTATCGTCTATCCGACTTCCTTGCTTCGCACCAGCCTCTCTCGGGAGTAGATGTCCAAGTCTTCTGGAAGAACCGCCTCAATAACCAACTCTACCCCATCTCAATGACGAACTTATCCTCTGTATCCTTCAAGATGATGTTCAAGAAGAAGGGACTCCCCACAAAGTCGGATGATAGTTTTTAAGGTGTGTCCGCTAAAACTTTCTGTAGATAGAACATAAACCAAATGAGTGCCGACATTGAGAAGTTGGCTGTCTTTGATTCTCGTATCGTCCAGAACCGCCCGAAGTATGCCGTTCAGAAGGGTGCTCTCTCCCTCACGAACGCTCCGTTCAACGCCATCTCGGCGACCTCGTCCCAGCACACCTACAACATCTATGTCCCCAGCGAGAATGTGTTCGTAGATCGTGCGGTGGAGTGGACTTCTACTTGCTACCTCCAGCAGACGGTCACCTACACGACTGATGCTCAAACTTTGTATTTCGTGACGGCTAATGCTGGTCTGCCCCTCTGGGTTCCCTCTGTGGATTGGTCTCTCCCAGCCTTCCCGCTCAACTCGCTCTGCTCCACGCTGACGGCGACGATCAACGACACCACGAGCGTCATCAACTCCCAAGATGTGCTCAAGGAGGTTCTCCGTCTGACGGACTACAAGAAGAATCGTCTCCAGCGGACTTGCCCGACGATGCTGGATAAGTATCAGTGCTACGACGATGGCTATGGTGCGACGAACTCACCTATCTCGGGCTATGCGTCCCTCACGGACTACGCCGAGCCCACGAACGGTCAGTTCCCGCAAGTTTCCTTCACGGCGGCGGATGGTTCTGCCCTCCAAGAGGGACTCTACTACACGAATCTTGGTGCCACGACTGCTCGTCCCTCTGGTGCCGTAGCGGGTGTCTATCAGTGTATCAACGGTGTGCCTTGCCTTGCCACTGGCTCTTCGGCGGGTGCTCCTTGCTTGGGTCCCTTTACCTTCTTCTTCAAATTCACGAGCACGGAGAAACTAGTCCTCTCGCCCTTCACCTTCTCTGATGTCCACGAGTGGGACACGGGTCTGTTCGGCATCAACAACATTCAACTGATTATGAACTTACAGTCCGCCCCGACTCGCCTCGTCCGCTCCAGCGGTATGCGTTTCGCTACAGAAGCAGCCGCTCAAGGCATCGGTGTTGCCCAGCGACTCGCCAGTGGTGTCACCAGCGTCGTTGCCGCCTACAACACGGCGGTTGCGGGTTCCTTCTCCAGTTCGGTCGTCAATGTCCAGTTCCTCACGCCGTCTCTGGATGTTCCCCTACCGCCCAAGTCAGTGGTTCCCTACCTAGAGTTCCCTCGCTACATCACCAACTACAACGGACAAGCCATTACCGCTGGTTCAGCAGCCCAGATCCAGTCGCAGACGATCACGCTGCCCCAGATCCCCGATCTACTCATCATCTATGTGAAGAACGGTCTAACTGCGACGAACTACGGCGACTCGTATATGCCTCTAGCGTCTCGTGCGTTCGGAGGTGTCGCCAACCCTCTCTCGGTCAATTTTGATAACTTCTCTGGTCTGCTCTCGTCCCAGACGACCGAGCAACTGTATGCGATGTCTATCAAGAACGGTCTAGATATGGACTGGGCTTCTTTTGTTGGCTCGGCGTATGTCGGTCAAGCCCAAGTGCCGACGGGTATTGCGGTCGGCGGATCTGTTGATACAGCAATTGGCACTACGGCGGTGACGCTGGGCGGTTCCGTGCCGTCTTGGTCTGCGGTCTCTGGGTATGGCAAGGGTCTTGCCCCGACGGTCGGCTCCATCCTCGTCCTCAAGCCCAGCCAAGATATTACCCTACAAACGGGACAAAGTCCCAGTCTCGTGGGCAACTTCACGCTCCAGTTCAACATCCAAGTCTACAACAACTCTGGTGTCACCATCACGAACCCTCAACTGTTCGTCATCACGGCGAACTCGGGCTTCTTTGAGTCCATTCGTGGCTCCAGCCGTATCATCAAGGGTGTGCTGTCCGAGCAAGACATCATCGGTGCTCCTCTCGCCCCGACGGCGACGACGCAAGAACTCCAACGCTATGTCGGCGGCGGCGGCATCTTCTCCAACATCGGCAGCGTGATCTCAAAGGTCGTCAGCAACCCCGCTGTGCGTGATGCTCTAATGACGGTCGGTAAGGAGGCTGGTCAGCAACTACTCTCTCACGGCAAGGACTTCGTGATGCGTAAGATCAAGGGCGGCGAGATGAGCGGTGGTATGTCCAGCGGTGGTGCTGCGTCGGGCGGTGCGGCGTCGGGCGGTCGTCGTCGTGGGCTGGATGCTCGTATGATGTGAAAATGTAAATAAGCCAACTCACGCTTTCTTTCCCGCATTTCAAGTTGCTTGATGTGTAATCTCCACTGCTTTGCCTCATATTCGGCAAAATGAAGCCTATTTCGGCACAACCACGCATCCATTTGGATGTAAGACGGGAAAAAAGAACAAGTTATAGAAAAAAACAGTGAATAAAATTAATGATTTTACCATTATTTTTGTGATAGTTGCGATTTTTACCATAGATGAGGGCGAACTATGCGAAATAACTCAAAGAATAGGCGGCGAGTAGCCCTCTTATCCTTTGTGTTTATAGCGACTTGTAGGTCTGTGCCGATGATAGAGAGGTATTGGACGCAACGGATCATCATTTATTATTAGGGTGAGAAGGGGATGCGTGGAATTGAACCACGATTTAGGGATTCAAAGTCCCTCGTCTTAACCTTTGGACGACATCCCCAGTTCGCTACGGTTTCGTAAAGAACTGCGGGTTAAACATTGTTTCACTATCAGAGCAATGGAACTTATTGAAATCAAGTGGATGGTCGGCAAGAGCGGAGGTAAGAGGTGCTGGGCTTATTCTTACTGCGAAGTGTGTAAGGACTGGGTCCTTGCGTCTCGTATCAACCGTCATAGGACAAAAAACCCCAAACATCTGCGACTAATTCGTCCATCAGTTCTTTACGCTTCGTTAGAGGGAAAATAAACAAGTATCGTGTAAGAATAAAAATGTCGGCGATGCGAGTCAATGAGTTTATGCTAGATCTCGCCAAGAAACTGCGTGAGGAGAAGGGTGTGGCGGAAAGCACGGCGAACGCCTACATCCGTGCGATGTATCTCCTTAACGGCAAGGAGGCGTTCAAGAACCTAAACTTCCTCAAGAACACTACTGCCATTGAAGACCTCGTCAAGAAATATGCTGACTCTACTCTGAAGACTATCTACGCTTCCATCGTCAGCGTCCTCTCGCTCTTCAAGGAAAAGCCGACCTACAAAAAGGTCTATCAGCACTACCACGATCTGATGATGGGCAAGGTTGAGGAGGCGAAGCAAAACGAGTCCAGCGACAAGACGAAGAAGCAGACGGACAACTGGATTACTTGGGACGAGGTTCAGAAGAAGGTCGCTGAACTGCGTGAGAAGGTTGCCGAGTTTAAGTCCAACAAGAACATAACAAGTCAGCAGTATGATACTCTCCTCCATTATCTTATCGTTTCGCTTTATACCGAGACACAACCCCGCAGAAACCAAGATTATCTTGATATGTTTGTCGCCAAGAAACAGCCCACCGAAACCGAGCACAACTATGTGGTCCTTACCAAGTCCAAGCCCACTTCGTTCGTCTTTAATAAGTTCAAGACCTCCAAGAAGTATGGACAGCAGACACTGGAGGTTCCAGAGACACTCGCCAATGTAATCTCCGACTACCTCAAGTTTCACCCTCTCAAGAAGAATGCGTCGTTCAAGTTTTTGGTCTCGTCTGACGGAACGCCCATCACCGCCGTGAATGCGATCACCCGTATCCTCAACAAGATCTTCGGGAAGCGTGTTGGTTCGTCAATGCTCCGCCACATCTTCCTATCCACGAAATACGACATCAAGGAGATGGAGAAGGATGCCAACGCTATGGGGCACTCTCTAGACGAGCAGAAGAAGTATATGAAGGGAAGCGGTGAGGCTACGCAAGAGGTTGTAGTTCCGATGATGCCGACGACTCCGTCAGCGTGATCTCCTCCACCTTCTTCCTTGCTGCCTCCTTCTCCTCAATCGCCTTGCGATCCATCTCGTCCTTCTCACGATTGAACTGCTCACGAAGAATGGTCTCAAAGTCGCCCGATCCGCTAACATACATCCACAGTTTGCCGATCTTGTCTTGGAGTCGCCACAGATGGTCGTTGAGGATGAGACGGTGGGCGTTCTGCGTCTCGCCCGTGCTCGTATTGATTAGACCACGAACCTTCTCGCAATCAAAGGTCTCGTCGGCAAACGCCTCCGCCATCGTGCGAACTAGAACGAAGTCAATAAAGTAATCCTCCTTCGGCATTGTTTATCTTTACAATCGGTAATTATTTTTCTTCCATAACCGCAGACGCATACGATTCGCAACGAACGAGAGGCTCGTATCGTGGCGGCGGAGGAGGTATGGCTGGGAAGACGGCGGCGAGTTTGAGTGCTTCTAGTTCCTCACGGATCTTCTTGACCTCCGCAAGTAAAAAGTTGATTTTCGCAAGGATCTCGGGCTGGTAGTTCAACTGCGTTGAGTATCCATTCATCCTTTATTAATCAAACTTCACAAGAAACTTGCCGAATTGGGCTTCATACTTCGGAGGCTCGTCCTTCCACTTCGGAGTCTTCGGCGTCGCCTTCTTCTCCTCCGCTATCTCCCTCGTCGGTTCCTTCGCTGTCGGTGAGTCCGTGACGGGCTCGGAAGTCTTCTTCTTCCCTCGTGGCATCCTCGTGTTTATTCTCTACCCACGACACCTTTTTGAGATCTTCACACCACTTGACCGTGAGCCCCGCAAAAGTATTGTTCTCCACAAAATTGCGACAGATCGTCTTGACGGGCTCGGAGATGTTCGGCGACTGCGACATCTCCGTCAGTATCTTCTTCACCTTATTGTTGATGTTCGTGTGATACTTCGCCCTCATCCGCTCACGCTCTTGTTCTAGGACGGCGGGATCCTCTGCGATCTGCTCCTTGACCTTCTGCCTCCGCTCCGCATCCCGCTGACGCATCTTTGCTTTCAGTTCGTCCTTGTGCTCCTCATAATACTTCTTGTATGACCCAGCCTCCTTGAATGGCATTGTTTATTGATAGGTTAGATTTCTTTAACTGGAAAGTATCCGTTTTGCTTCTCCCACCAAATAGTATCCGTAAAGATAAAGGATGCCCTACAAACTCCGTAAGGCACCCAAGAAGGAACTATACTGGGTAATTGCTCAAGATGGCAAACATATGAGCAAGGATCCGATTCCCAAGAAAAGGGCAGAGGCTCAAATGAAAGCGTTGTATGCGTCCGAGCGTCGTGAGGAGGAGGCGAAGATTCCAACAGCACGGGAGGAGAAGGCGATTGAGAAGAAGATGGAAGGCGGTGCTCTACAAGGTGGAGCAACACACAAGGATAGGTTTGAGCGTGTGATCTCACTGCTTATGGACT